ATGAACATGCAAGTTTAATTTTAAATCGTGTACGAGAACAAGTAGAAACTAATAAAAAACAACTAACACAAATCAAGTCAAGTAGATCATATAACAGTTACTTTGAAAATTGGACACAACCAGAAATTAAAATGGTTACAGAAGACCAATTAGATAATTTATATTCAGTATTTGGTTTAGAAGAACATGTTGAAGGCCCATGGGAAATTATTGCTCAGTTGAGTGAAGATATCTTAAATGGATTTGACATTGAAGAAGATTTAGTGTATACTGAGAACTACAATATAGATAATATTAAATGGAACAAAGATGCAGAAATTAATGAAAACTTTGATCCAACAACCCAGTTTATTGTTTACAGTTCAAACATAACAGGTGATGATGATTTTAGGAAATCAATGCTAAATTTAAGTGAAAATTTTGAATCACTTAATGATGACCAAAAATCTCGTTTTATCAAAATTTGGAAAGGCGTTATTGAAAAAATGAAGCCAGCACCAAAGGGTGAAAATATGATGGAAACTGCATCAGCAACGTATGCAACTGATATCGAAAAACTCGCAAACGTAGACTTTTTTCAAATATAAGGAATATATAATGGCCTGGGAAAAAATAGTTAATAGTATGAAACAGTATCAAGACATTATTGTCGAACATTCCGGTGGTGATCCAACTGCTGATAAAGAACTAGACAATATTCTAAAGAAGTTTCCTAATGAACTTGAAGATGTAATTGATGGCGGAGAGAATCTTGATGAGCCAAAGCATGATACATTTTATAAAGCATTACTTGGGCATTACATGCATACAGGTGAAATGGATTATAACGTAATGACCGGAGACGAAGGTCGAGCCCACGAGTGGGTACAAAATGAATTAGAAGGTTACGTTAAACAAGGTGGAGAAGAAGGCGGAGAATCCGAACGGGATGCATATATGAGTAAAGAAGCACCTGAAGGTTTCGGAAGCGACATTGACGATCCAGATGACTTTGAAAGTCAAAAAACATCATTTGGTGATTTTCAGCCGTAAATTAAAGTATAAGATAAATAATAATGAATTTAAAGGTTGACAACATGCCTTAAGATGTTGTATAATAGTTCGTATGTAGTTAAATTTTACTGCATATGATCGAGGCGATCATAAACTAATATAAACTAACACAGGCTAATATAGGAGAAATAATATGGCTACACTCGCAGACATTCGAGCTAAACTGCTCGAACAACAACAATCAACCTCACAATCAACTTCCGACAACGCAATTTATCCATTTTGGAATATTCAAACTGGACAATCTACGTTGATGCGGTTTCTTCCAGATGCAGACGAAGAGAACACGTTCTTTTGGAAAGAGCGTCAAATGGTTCGTTTGGCATTCCCAGGTATTAAGGCTCAGGACGAACATAAAAATGTTACAGTCCAAGTTCCTTGTATCGAAATGTGGGGAGAAACATGTCCAATTCATGCTGAAATTCGACCTTGGTTTAAGGATCCAAGTTTAGAAGATGAAGCTCGCAAATATTGGAAGAAACGATCTTACATTTATCAAGGATTTGTCGTAGACAGTCCGATGACTGAAGATCAAGTCCCCGAAAATCCTATCCGCAGATTTGTAATAAATCCGGGTATTCACAAAATCATTACAGCCGCATTAATGGATCCTGAGTTTGAGGAAGTTCCTACTGATTATGAAAAAGGAACAGACTTTAAATTAGTCAAGACTCAACAAGGTCAGTATGCAGATTATTCAACTTCTAATTGGGCACGTAAAGAGCGATCTCTTAATGAGACTGAGAGAGCCGCTATCGAAACCAATGGGTTGTTTACACTTAATGATTACATGCCAAAGAAACCTTCCGAAACAGAACTGAAGGTCATATTTGAAATGTTTGAAGCCAGTGTTGATGGACAACTTTATGATCCAGAACGTTGGGCCGATTATTACAAACCATATGGTCTAAAATCAAATGGTAATACAACAACTGGATCATCTTCGGTGACTCCAACTCCGCAACCGACTGCTACTGAAACATCAGAAGCATCTGCCACAGAGGTTACGGATAAGCCATTCGAAGATGGTTCAACTTCATCTGAACCGGTAACTGCGACAGTTACAGCAGATCCTTCAGCAGACGGCAAAAAGCCAGATGCTAAAGAAATCCTTGCAATGATTCGTAACCGTAAAACAGAACAGGCTCAATAATAAGTACAATTTTAGGGGGTCGTAAGATCCCCTAATTTTCTAGATGGAGAAATATGAGTAGACCATTTGATATAAGCAAATTCAGAACATCGATAACTAAAGCAGTACCAGGTATGTCAGTTGGATTTACCGATACTGTTGACTGGGTTAGTACTGGCAATCATGCTCTTAACTATTTGATTAGTGGGCAGTTTGACAGAGGTATCCCATTAGGTAGAGTTACATGTTTTGCTGGAGAAAGTGGATCAGGTAAAAGTTTTATTTGTTCTGGTAACTTAGTAAAACAGGCACAAGAACAAGGCATCTTACCTATTATACTTGATTCAGAAAATGCACTTGATTCAGACTGGTTGTCTGCATTAGGTGTTGATACTTCAGAAGATAAACTTATGCGATTTGGCGTTTCAATGATTGACGAAGTTGCTAAATTTGTAAGTGAATTTATGAAAGGATACAAAGATCAATATTCAGATTTGCCCTATGAGGAACGACAAAAAGTTTTGTTTGTTATTGACTCATTAGGTATGTTACTTACACCAACTGATGTTGATCAATTTGAAAGAGGCGATATGAAAGGTGATATGGGTCGCAAACCCAAAGCACTTACTGCATTGGTGAGAAATGCAGTTAATCTAATTGCTGGAAATCCTGTAGGCGTAGTAGCAACAAATCACACTTATGCTTCGCAGGATATGTTTGACCCAGACGATAAAATTAGTGGGGGTCAAGGATTTATATATGCTTCATCCATTGTTGTTGCGATGAGAAAACTTAAACTCAAAGAAGATGAAGACGGAAATAAAATAACAGATATACGGGGCATACGAGCGGCGTGTAAAGTAATGAAAACACGTTTTTCAAAACCGTTCGAAACTGTACAAGTAAAAATCCCTTATGAATCCGGAATGGATCCGTATAGTGGATTGGTTGAGTTATTTGAAAAGTCCGGTCTTTTAGTTAAAGACGGAAACAAACTCAAATATACACAACCAGACGGGACTGAAATAAAGGAATTTAGAAAGAATTGGATTCCTGAAAAATTACAAGTTATAATTGATGACTTTCAAGATTAGGAGAATGTAGTATGTTTAATGAGGAAAGGATTCAATTATTCGTAGACATATATGAAATTGGTAAAGCATATATCAAAAATATAGAAGTGCCAACCTTTGTTGAGGAATTGGCACGAGCATTTGAGAATAGTGATATGGGTCTAGAAGATGATTATCATGAACTTAAGAATTTTGATGGCACACTTTATTCAATACTCCACACAATGTATGGAGAAGACGATACTGTCGAGGATGATGAAGACCCCCTACAAATCGGAAATGGTGATTACTAAAATATAACGATGCAAACTTGGTTTAAACGGGTTCAGGATAATCTGGCGGTTCTTCCTGAGTGTATCGATTACTTTGATGCTGAGTTACAGCAAGCAAGGTTTGATTGTACACTTAAAGGAAATGTTGAAAAATTGAGTAGAGAAATACCTCAAATTGTTGAACACAGATTTAATCAGTTGCAAGAAATAGAAGCCATCCTTGAAAATCTAAATATTCAGCTCAGGAAAACACGAAGTAAAAAATACAGGCAATTTTTAGAACACTATCAACGAGCCCTTACTAGTCGGGATGCTGAAAAATATATAGATGGTGAAGAAGACGTTGTCACAATGCAATTACTAATTAACGAATTCGCATTGATTAGAAACAAATACCAAGGCGTCATAAAAGCCCTCGACGCAAAACAGTTCCAAATTAATAACGTGATAAAGCTCAGGGTAGCCGGCCTTGATGACGTTACTTTATAGCAAAAAAAGGCAAGAAAAAGGCAAAAAAAGGCAAGAAAATGCCTTTTTCTGAAGAAAACCATTGACTCTTTGGTCCACCGATAGTATAATAGTTACATGATGAATAAGAAAGCAAACATTGTTAACAACGAAGCAGAGGTGCAAATGGAAGTTGTAATCAATTCAGGTGTTTATTATGGTAAGTCAGTAGCCGGTTTACACGGAACATTAGTAAAGGAATTTACTAGTTTTGGAAAGCCAAGAGGCAAGCATACCGGATACGTTACTGTAAGTGCTGGCGGTAAAGACATGAGAGTCAAAGTTACTGGAATCGGTGATTATTCAACCGTAAATACATACAACGATATGGAAACTCAAGTTATTGAACAAACTCCCGTAAAGGAGAAAGTTGAAACCGACGAACAGATCATTGAAAGGCTCCGTGAGCGTTTTGAGATCCTGGACGAAATGACCCAAGGCTCAATAGATGGTATAGTACGTGGTATGGTTGTAACAGGCCCTCCAGGAGTTGGCAAAAGTTACGGAGTTGAAAAAGTTATTGAAAAGAACAGTATGTTCGACAAACTTGCAGACAAGCCAGTTAGGTTTGGAACAGAAAAAGGTGCGGCAAGTGCAATTGGCTTGTACCAGTTACTTTACAGGTATGCAGATCCAGGAAGCGTTTTGGTACTTGATGACTGTGATAGCATCCTTTTTGATGAAGTAAGTTTGAACTTGCTGAAAGCCGCTCTTGATAGTGGTAAGAAAAGAATGATTAGTTGGAACACTGAAAGCTCAGCATTACGCAGAGAAGGTGTTCCGGAGAAATTCGAATTTTGCGGAAGCATCATTTTTATTACTAACCTTAAATTTGATACAACCCGTGGTAAAATTAAAGACCACTTAGCCGCAATTATGTCACGTTGCCATTATTTGGACCTTACAATGGACACCATGCGTGACAAGATGCTTCGTGTAAAACAAATTGTACGTGACGGCATGCTTGCTGAGTACAAACTTGATGCAAAAGATGAGCTCAACATTGT